AACGACTTTTAATCGCCTGAAATATATACAAATATATATTTGCTCCCGGTCCCTTGCCCGGCTATCACAAGTTAGATCCCTTCAGTAAGCAGGTTACCCTTACGCCACATTGAGATCCTGATTGAAATTCCAGTTACCAATTTCTGCAATAAATAGTTGAAACTCCCTTTTTGTAAACAAGGCATCATTTACACCCAACCTTGTCGGTTGTTTTAACATAGGAACCCGATCCGCAAAACTCGGTTAGCATTTTGTAAGAGTATTTCAATTACTTATTGTGACTATTATTATTTAATAATAAATTCCTTTTGATAACGATCCAAAAATTTTTATAATTATGAATGATTTATTGGTAGCTGATGTTAATCTTGAAGCCATTCAAGATGATATTGCTAATAACGTCATTCTTCGTGATTTTTTACCTGTTGGTATTAAATCTTTAAAAGAATGTTGTATTAGTGCTATCAAGAATTATAATGAAGATAAAATTTTCGCCAAGTCTCCTGATATGAATAAAATTAGAAGTCATGTTGTTGAAGTTTTGAATATTGGAACTATCCGTAAATATAATGTTCATGGATATGTTTCTTTAATTATAAAACATCGTAAACGTATAACTAATTTTGATGATGAATTGACTGGCCCTACTTTATTGGCAATAAGCCATATATTTGGTAGGGAGATTGCAGATACTATATTTAACAACGAAATTGCTACTGATGTTCTTTTATTCAAAAAAGAATATTCAGATAAGCAATTTTGGCGTTATAAATTAAGGAAATTCGAAGGAACCAAACATTGGTTCTTCCTTTTTAAGTATCTTTTTGTTGATTGTTACAATGATGATAAAGAACCATCATTTGCGCGTACTCGTAAAGGGAAACGACAAATGATGATTTATTTATCACCAGAGTGGCATAATCGACTAAACGAACTCCACTTTTTTGAGATGATTAAAGAACCTTTTGAGAATATCATAAGGTGTATTGATCTGATTATATTAAGTGGAGATGTGGAATTGAATCCTGGTCCTGCTGTCATGTCCCATTTTGTGCGATATAACAACTCGAGCACAAGACGTGTACATGAAGCACAGGGTTCTGTTCTTAACGATATATCCGATTTGAATAAATTTCTAAATTCACAATTACCTATTGTTGTTGAACAAATTAGGAAAATTGTGGATGATTGTAATTTAGGTTTTCAAAGTACTGTTTTATTAGCTGACTCTAAATTAAAAGAAGATATTCGTCTATTAACTCAAGCTAGTGGTGATGCTATTTCAAAAGTTGAGGGAATACAGTCAATGATATTAAAAACTATGTTATTATGTTCATTGATTATATTACTTCGACAAATGAAATGGAATCGTACTGCTTTAATGGCTGGAGTTATAGGAATGTTATCTTTGTTTGGTTTACCAGGAAAGCTAATTCAACTATTCCAAAAGACTTTCTGTCATGAAAGTGAAAATTTTGGAGTAGATACAGTTTATGGACCTCTTTTAGGGAGTATTATATGTTATTTTATAATAGGTAAACTCCCAACGAATTCATCTTTGGAACAATTTTCAAAGAAAATGAACAATATTTCGAGAGGTTTGTCAGGTATGATGAACCTTAATCGTGACATAGGAAAACTTTGGTTACAAGTCAAAGATTTCGTTATGGCACAAATTTCTCCTTTGCCTGATTCTTTTATGTCTGTGGAAGAAGAATTGAAAGTGTGGTCAGATTCTATCGAGCATTATACAGATATTATTGTTAAAAAACAAGCTATGATCAAAAATGTTGATATAATTAAAATTTCTGGATTGTTAAAGCAAGGTATAAAGTTGAAAAAGTGGGCATATGCTAATAAATGTTCTACACAAATGTGTTTACATATAGCTAGCATGTGTCGTCATGCTGAACAACTTTATAATTTTTGTGATAAAAACAACACTTTAGATGGTGGACAACGACAACGTCCATTATGTATAGTCTTGTTTGGTGAATCTCAGATTGGTAAATCACGTTTGATTTATCCTTTATGTCAAGATTTATGTTATGAAGCTGGTTTTAGACAATCTACAGATATTGAAGAACAAATTTATGCTCGACAACCAGAAACTGAATTTTGGGATGGGTATAAAGGACAATTTATAGTAGTGCGTGATGATTGTTTGGCTGCTGTTGATGACGTATCAAAGCCAAATCCAGAATTGCATGAAACTATACGTGAATTAAATGATTTTCCTTATCATTTACATATGGCAGCTTTGGAAGATAAAAATACTTATTACACTTCAAAAGTTGGTATTATGACAATAAATGATATAAATTCACCAATTCGTTCTTTATCTTATCCTGAGGCTTTCTTTAATCGTATTTCAGATCATATGTATGAAGTTGTTCCACACCCAGATTTTGCCAAAGTTCTAGATGTGGGAGGAGGACGTTCAAAAACTTTGTTAGATCAGATGAAGGTTGCTAAACATTTAGATACTTTATCTGAGATAGCAGGATACAGAGTTCCTACTTCTACTGAAATTTATACTTTCCAAAAATATAAAAAACAAATTATTTCTGGTAAGTTGCAATTTGTTCCTGATTTGACACAGCCTTTATTAAATTATGATGCTTTTTCAGCTCTGATGTGTTCAGAATTGAGTAGAAAGCAAGATGATTTTGTAATTCAAAAAGATTTTATGAATAAAAGGCTTGAAAAGAAAATGGTTGCCCAAGTGAATGATGACATATTTTTTGAATGTGACGCCGTTAATGCTAATGATGCTTCTGAATTTGGTAATATAATTGCAGCTGGTCTACATGAAGGACGTTCCTTGATAGAAATTGAAACGGAAATTTTGGAATCAGATCGCGCAGAAGCATATATTACTTTCAAAGGCTCATGTCAGTTGGTTTCCGCACCAATAAGTTCAAAGTTGAAGTATTATACTGCCAATATGTTTGATGAATTTAAAAATATAGTTATTGAATTTTTTATTAATTGTAAAGACAAAATTGCAAGTATATTGGATAAATATCCAGCTTTGAAATATATTTTCTTCATAGGAACAACTGCTGTTGGTTTGTATACAGTGTATAAAGCATTTATGCAAGACGAAACCATAGATTCTTTTATTGTTGCTGATTCAATTGATGAGGAAACATATTTAAGGAATTGTAAATGGATTAAACAGCAAACGAAAATGTCAGTTGAAGAGAATATGTCTTATTGGAAAACGAATTTAATGATGCGCAATCCTGAAGAATGTGAATTGATTGATAAGAATACAAGTAATATTCCTATTCACACGATTGAAGCTTATAATTCACCAGGACAAGGAAAAGATAAGAAGAAACCACGACATGTAATAGAGGCTTATAATTCACCAGGTCAAGGCAAAGATAAACGAAGAGCAAAATTTGTTGTAGAAACTCGTGTCCATGAAAGTGAAGGTACCAATGATGTTAATGCTATTGAGACATCTATGCATATTTTGAGAAACAATTTATATTCTTTAACTTATGAAAGTAAGGATGGAGATAAATTGTTAGGAAATGTTATGGCATTAAAAGGTTTTAACTTTTTAATGCCGTATCATTTTATTCAATATATGCAATTAATGGAGTTACCATTGGATACCAAATTATCATTGTCACGAATTAACTACAGTGAAAAAGTTTACAACAGTATGATGTCATTTACTTTGAGTGAAATTATTCATGCTGATGGAACTTTGAATCGTGCTGTTCGTGTAATTCAAAAAGATGATGAGTTAGATGCCATAATTTTCTGTCCTTCTGAACGTTCTAATATTGTATGTCATCGTTCCATTTTAAAACATTTTATATTGAGAGAGGAACAATGCCGTTTATTTGGAAAAATGGAAGGTGTGCTTCTTTCTTATAATAATGATAATGGACAAATTGCTAAATTAATTAAAACTTTGAAAAATGTGCATTCATTTGATACGCCTTTACCCATTTCCGTATTAGGTCATGAATATATCCAAAGACATGGGTATTTGTATGAAGGAAACACAATGAAAGGAGAATGTGGTGGACCATTAATTATTTTAGCCAACAGTTTAATTCGTAAAATAGTTGGTATGCATGTTAGTGGTATGGCAGGAGAAGGTTATTCGGTGAAACTGAATCAAGAATTATTAGAGGAACATCTTGATGCATTAGCCGCTAAAATTCCTGATGGGCATCGTAGTCAATGTTATGTCCATATCGACGAAGGTATATTACGATCGAACGAATGTGACATTCCACCAGGAGTGTTCCCCGAAATTGGGAAAGTTAAAATTCCATTGTATCAATGTTCGAAAACGGTTTTGCGACCGTCTTTGATACATGGAGAGATAACTTTACCAACAACGAAACCAGCATACTTACGACCTTTTATGAAAGATGGAGTTTTGATTAACCCAGCAATAAAAGGATTGGAAAAGTGTGGTGGAATAACGAAACTAATTGATCCCACTAAATGCGAAATGGCATGTAATTACATTTATCAAAAGATAAGTCGTGATTATGTTGATTGTGGTTACGAAAAGTATGCGCGTGTTATGACGTATGAGGAGGCTATTATGGGTAATGAGGATACGTTTATCTCTGCTATGTGTAGATCAACGTCTCCTGGTTATCCTTTTAATAGTGATCCTCAACATAAAACCCGCTTACCTGGAAAACAAGCATGGATGGGAAAGGCAGAGGATTTTGATTTTACTTCCGAAAAGGCTTTGGAGTTACGAG